AGGGTTTCGACAAAAAGTCTACTAGTCTACGTTCGTCACAAAATTTTACATCACAACATGACGTTGTCGATGTGAGCATCTATATGATGGCTTACTCCAGTTTCCTGGGCTCGCGAGACATGGTTAATGTATTTAATTTATAAACAATCATGCGACAAGTAGTTCCACCTGGCATTGCCAAGGCCATTCCTGCAATTCAAGTAACAAAGGCCGGCATTCGAGCCATTCCTGAAGTTACCGCCCTACCATGAATCCTCTAAATTTAATATTTAATTGTTAGCTAACAATGCAAGGGGGATGCCCCCTTGCAACCCCCGATTGAACAATCAATCGAGCGACAAGCAGTACCACCAGGCAGCGCCAAGGCCAGACCTGCAAGACAAGGAACAAAGGCCGGCAAGCGAGCCATACCAGAAGCTACCGCCCGTAAGATATTCTCGTGTTCCGCTTGTTGATGTTCCTCCGGCATAGAGCATATCCCCTACACCCTGGCTAGATCCTGAACCGAATGTAGATGGGAACCATGCGCCATCCACAATAGAGATATCTCCAATCCACGAATCCGAACCATCTGCCTTGGCCGGAATCGTTCCAACCTTTGTATAAGTATTCTTGATTGTCGCTTCAGATGACGAATGTGCCACACCTCTAGGTGCACGATATACATCTTTCGAATAATCCGCATTGAAGATCATCACTGTATCGCCTGGAATCGTCCATCCACCAACGCTGAACTCTAGTCCTTGAATTCTATATGGATGTTTTCCATCTGTGTTCGATGTTGGAGATCCATCGTGATGACCGATGACTACATCTGTACATCCACTATCCCAGTGCCATGAAGACATATAGATGTATTGTGTAGCACTTCCTCCAGTGACTGGAGTTGTATCGAAAGGATCGCAATCTAGATAAACCGCACAGTTATCTGCATCTAAATCATCAATTCTTAGAATCTTGGCCGCATATGCGTATTTATACATCGTTGAATTTCCTCTATCTAGATCAACAGAACCGTCACCTTTATCTCGGCCATATCCGACTATTACGCTAGATCCAATTTGCCATGATGTTTTTTCACTCTTTGGAATTGGGAAATACGTAGCTTTTGTCGAACGTTCCACACTGGATTTCGTCTGCATAGAATAGTTTGTATTTCCTGAGAAGATTGTCTGTGAGCTTTTAGTTGCATACTTAATCATCAACATGATGATTCCGAATGACTGTCTATCGATTCCGGCGCCCCAGTAACCAGCTCCTTTTTTCTGATAATTAGAAAGAATGTTATCGTGACTTTGGTTGATAGCTACTTTCCCTGGTTGAGATCTCAATTTTCCGTCGCTCGCAGTTACGCTGTGAAATCTAGAATAAATAAAGTAAGGCATTACTGTGCCATCTGCACGCACTGCAGCAAACCAAGGTTTTAATCCTAAAGCGTGATTAGGTGAATCAGAAATCAACCATTCTGTGTAATTCTCTGTTTCGATTTGTTTGTAATAGAAAGTCATCTGCAGAGCACCACAGTCAACTGCACCTGTCTCCTGATAGTTTCCATCGCCGATCATTGCGACTGGATATGCAAAACCATCATCGTATCGTTTGTAGTTACATTCGTACCACTTGAACAAAGGAATATTCTTATAGTCATCTGTACCCTCAACTGTATCTGTACTAGGTTGGCAGACTAATCCGACATTGTCTCGTGTCTTTTCGCACGAACTCGTTGGATTTGACGCAAACTTCCACACTTTTGTTCCATAGATTTTTCTTGTTCTCTGTGGAATAAACATTGAATTAAAATAGTCGGCACTGTATTTCTCATATCCAGGCACCATCTTTTCAAGCGCATTCGCAACTCTTGTCAATTGTTCGTCTGTGGCCAGAAACTTTTCTACATATGTTTCTGTAGAAGCTGCTAAAGCTACTTCACTCGAATTCTCTGACATACTTTTCCTCCTTTAACATTCAAACCTAAAGTGTCAATCAAGTTATTGATCGTAACCACTGCGGCTGATTTTGTGTTTTCAATATCATCAATCGCATTTGTGTGTTTGGACGCGATTGAACTCAAAGCATTGTCTGAATTCTTTTTGATTTCAGACAAAGTACTTGTTTTAGTCGAATTGATTTGTTGAACCGCATCATCCGACACTTGTTTGGCATACGCTAATAGTTGCATGACTTCGTCTTTTGACTCTGTGGCCACTGATCCAGTCACATGCAATAAACCTTCGGCCACATTGCCGATAGCTTTCAATGTATGCCATTCACGTTTAACTGTGCTACCATCTAGCATTTCTGCACACACCCAGAATTCAACGCTTCCTTTTTCTTTTAAGGCATTCGCGTCAACTTCCCAGGCAAAGCTGCAGATTCCGTTTGTGATAAATTTATTCGTGACTAAGTAGGATCCAAACTCTCCGGCAGCATTCTTATAGATGATTCGAACTTGAGCGTTCGTCATATCAAATAATTCTGTCGGCCAAGGATCCATTTGGAAATGTACTAGGCATGCATTTTTATCATATTGCACTCCTAATAGGTCACATCCTTCTGGAATTGCGATTCGCCTTGTCACGCTGTCAATAACACAGACATTGCTAAATGATTCAGATTCGCTATACACTGTTATTCCCATGTATAAACCTCCATTCTATCCATAGTTCACACCTTTTTTCACACTGCCATTGATGTTCCTATAGACTTTTTTAACCTTTTTAATTGTTCCATTGTGATTGTAATAAACACGAGCAACCTTGACTCTACCACCCTGATTGAACGCAATCTTTAACTGGTCTGCCGGAGTCGTGAATGATGCATATACACCACCCGTATATTGGACAGTTCCATTACGATCCACAACTTTAGTCGTTATCTTATAAGATGATTCTGGATTCAATCCAGTTACCTTGATAGATCCATTACCATTGTCTGGACTGACATTCCATGTTTTTCCAGTAATCGCACACCACAGATACACTCGCCAGTAATTTCGCACGTTTGATAGTTTGTAATCGATTGCCGCATCAAATGGATTGATGTTCCTTGGATTGCTGCACTCGTACACGCTTGGACCACCTATACTCTGTGATTCGCCAATAACCCCTGATGCAGAAAAGTTACCAAACGATGTGCTACATCCAGGCGTGTGATAAACGCTTGGCCCATTGCCAAACGGAAGATCCAGTGTGCCTGCTGCAAGAACTCCAGTCTGCGTTGCTCCTGATAAATTTATATTGAATGTATGCTTGTTTGTGTGAAACATAAAAACAGCCCCATTCCACTGGAGGCTGTTCTGCCAATAATCTTCTTTAATAAACATGGAGTAGTGCCAACGCATCGCGATGTTTGGCCAACTTCCAACTAGCTCTGTCCAATAATCCACCATCATGTGGATTCCACTTGTATTGGATCCACAATCTTTTCTCGTCATATTTAAACACCTATCCTTCTAATTGGAAGTAGAAATATCCACTAGGACAAGTGCTTGTCGTTGGTGCTGATGTGCCGACTTTCCACTTAAACTTTTCACACTCTGCGATTCGATTTGAAAGGCTAGTATTCGCTTTTTCCAAGTTTGGAATCTTATCTTCAATACTCTTAACACGTTTGCTCACATCTGTAATATCTTTCGTGTTGTCATTGATTGACTTTCCATGCGTAGTGATGTTGCCTTCATTTGTGGCCACTCGTTTAGTCACACCATCAATCAAACCTTTATTTGCTTTGATTTGATTCAATAAGTTTCCTGCAGTGTTTCCATCTAAAGCTTTTTCAAGCTCTGCCAGTAATGCATTGTATTGATCATACATCGGCTGTGTCGGCAATTTGTTTGTTCCGTCTGTTACAAGACCACAGAACGTTTCATTTAAACGTGTGTCGATGATGTGCGCAGATGTGATTGCGGATGCATTCCCAGGTACCTGGATGATTGCTAAAATAATTTCATAAATGTTTTCATTTCTAATTGGTGCTGTTGGCCTGCTTCCATTTCCTCTTACATACGTTAGAACACAATTGTTTGTAGCTTTTGTATATCTGCATGAAATGTAATCGTAGCGTGTAGTAGATGATGCGATATCAATTGATAAAGTAACATCGGAAGTGTTTCCATAAGTAAATCCACCAATCGCACTTTTAGCACTAAATAAAAATGCATAACCAGGTGAAACTTTAATGTTCATTCCTCCGGATGCGGACACTTTCAAATCATCCCCGGTCGCATTAAAGATTCCTATGGTTCTACCAACATGATATAGACGAACATCTTCAGACAGATATTTTGTATTATCTAAAGGATATGCTTTTTGTGCCATATTTAACCTCCTATTCTATTTGTAGAATTAAATTGATTTTGGTGTCTTCGTTTCCCTCCTCCACAAAATCTATACCTGTAATACGTGCATAAACTTGTAGACCATATTTAATACTAATAACCGGGACAATATCACCAAGATCATAATCTCTTCCTAAGATAATTAATTTATCTTCAGGATTTAAAGTAAAAGAGAAGACAAATGCGCCTTCCCTGGTTTCTAGTAATTTTTCTTCTCCACGAATACGGAGTAATTCGTTGTATTCGCTATCTGAATACGTTTGCTCATTTCCGTTTGAATCTTTGTATGTTCGTTGCAAATCTCTTGCATCCACATACATTTCTATTAATGGCTCATTAGCCTCACGCATATCTACTGTAACCATTCTACGCTTCCCATCGTCATCGTCACCTAGAACATACGCAAAATTCTTGTATTTGGATAGCTCTACTTCGTATCTTTGTGCCAAAACATTTCCTAGATCATCTGAAAATTTTGCTTCATCTCTTCTGGATCCGGAATATATTTCAAAATAATTCAATACATTATTCTTGACAATCTCTCGATAGCCATATCCAACTAAAGCACAATACTTTTGAACTGTTTTTCTTAGACTTAACCAAGTTGTTTCGGAATCTGGTATTTTAGCTGTTAACCCTTTTGGATCTGCAACATTAATATCTAATCCGCGTTTATTATCAGATACACATTTTAATAACGATGATTCAACGTTTCTAACAGTCAATGTGTTTATATTAACTCGATCATCTAAATTATCCATATATCCACTGATAATTAATACCGTTTCATCGTCTTCCTTCGGTATAACAGATTTAATAAACATGATCTCATTCCGTTCCTGACAGACGATGCGATTGAATTTAACTAGATATTTTAAATTATCTGTTGTAGCTTTCGCATATATTACTGCTTTTCCTTCTTCACAATAACGAGGTTTCCATTGGATGCCTGTCACGTTTTGAAGTAGTGCTTGCTTCTTTCCTTCACGATCATAAATAAAATAATTCATTAGACACCAGCTCTCACTGTTTCAAACGATAATTCTACAATTAAGTTTTGTTCGTTTGTATCAGCACTATATCTTAATACATTCTCACCCACTGCCAATTGGAAGAAAATGCTATCGAAATCCATCATCCAAAATACATTTATCACTTCTTCTCCACGAAGCAAGTGACAATATTTTTGATTTGTATAAGTGCTTATTTCCAAGATATCTCCATTTTGCATCGTAAGATCATGATTCTTTCCAAATGATAAATGATCCTGTGTAACAACATTCACAATTTTTGGATTTTTGATTTCTGCTTCAGCTTTCATTTGTAAAATAAACCCAGTCGGAAGATCTCCTTTGTTCGAGAATGTTAATAGCGGCTGCCATATTCTTGTTGATATAGTGAACGGTACAGTGCTTGAGTAACTTTGTGGAAACATAAAATTAGATTCAAGTTTATTAAAACTTATTAATTGCGCTTCTTTTTCTTTTGGATAAGGATATGCTGCATGCAGCATAAATTGAAAATCTTGC